GCGTAGCTGCGGAAGTTGGTAAGGCTTATACTTGTGGCTGGTCTTCCTAACAGGCTTCTGTAGGTGTCATCCCACCCTGCCGTATTGTTACCACCTCTGTAGGCGGCTGTAGCGTTTACTACGCTGGCGAGTTTGTTGGTGGCTCTCTCTACGGTCGCTTCGTAGGCTGAACGGTAGATTTTGCGTACCTTGTGGAAGCCCGGAAGCTGGATAAGCGATATAAGGGCAGTTATCGTCGTGCCGTCGAACTCAAACTTTCGGTAGTGTTCGGGTATTTCTACCATGACCATGCCGCTGGCTCCCGTGAGGTCTGCCGCTGCCCCTGTGTCTGTCTTCGTGCTGTCCGTAGCGTGAAGGTAGGTTACTACTTCGCCGTCGTCGTTAAGCAGACAGCGGCGCATCATTGACTGAACCGGGAGGCTTGCGTGAAGGCTGGAAAGCCCTACGCGCTCTAACACCGGGTCGGCTACGGCTGTGTTAATCTTCACGCCGTAGTAATAGTCGTAAGGGAATGTAGGTTTTGTATTGCCTACGCCAATTATTAAACCCATAATCTGTTGTTTTAATATCCCCAAATTAGGGGGTTGGTTATACTTGCCGCTTTTATCTCTCTCACTATTTCGGGGTTCCAGCCCGTCTCGAAGCGGGTACGTATGTACGTGCCGGGTTCCATGCCCCAAAGGTTCACTTCAAGGAATACAGCCGTATCTCCGTCGTTCTTGACGCAGAAGGGTTGTTCCTTCTTGAAGTTCTCGCCGTGGATGATGTCTATCTCCCCGGCTACGCTAATCTGTGCGCTCACTAAGTCGCCGTTTCTGTTCTGCATAATCTTTAACTTAAAATCGTTTGCAAAGTTACTGAATATTTGTATTAAACTGATACGTCGCTAAATTCCCGTGAAGTTTTTTAGGCTCGAAGCCGTGAAAATCGCGCCCAAAGCTCCGGGTATGCGCCCCAGCTGCCGTGTTAGCCGGGGCGCGTTAGTGTGTTATGTCAGCTTCAAGGCTCCCGTACTGCTGTCGCGTGAACAGGTGTACCATGTGCCGCCTATCATAATCTGTAGCGTGCCGTCGTAAAGGCGTATTCCGCAATTCCCGGCGCGTACCTTCCAAAGTAGCTTTTCTGCTGTGCCTACCTTCTGCAAAAGTGCTTCCATATACTGCGACGCTGAACAGCCTACCGCCTGACCGTTGGCAAAGTAACGCGCCATTCTGATGTCTGCTGAACACTTGCAATTACTGAATGTAGACTTAGCTGTTACTTCAAGGGTTCCGCTGGTGTAATTCTTTACGCTTATAACTACCTTCGTCTTTAGCGTATGGTTGCCTGCTGCAATACCTTGGGAAATAGGAACGGTTACGGTTTTCGTTGCCGTATCTCCACCGCCTATGATATCGGCTGGGTCTTCAACTCTTGCGGAGCCTATTATAGCGTTATCAAGGTAAACGTAGACGGTAGCGTATAGCATTCGTGAAGGCTTTGCCGTGCCGCTACTTACGAGCGTGCTATATATTTTACCGTAAATAACTACCTGCCCGCTGAATACTCCGGCGTATGGGAAGTTAAAGGTTCCGTTTGTTTCGTTGTCCGTATATTGCATGTCCGGGTGTAATGCGTTGCCGCTTTGGTAGCTTCTATTCGTATTCGATGGCGTTACTGCTTGGTCTGCACCTCCGAATAGTTCGCTATCATCGAATTGGTCGCCGCTGAATACCGCACTTGTATAGCCGTCTTCGTCGTAAATAGTCATCGCGTTATCGTCGCCGGAAATGTGTACACGCTTGCCACTCTGCGCCGTCTGCAGGTCTCGAACGCCTAAGTTCTCAACGTAGGCAAATTCGGCAAATAGCAGCTGTGTCGCTACGCTCTCGAACTGCCCGCCGTAGTCGTTCCAATAGTCGGTATCTGTAGGCAGTTTGTTCGTGAATACTCCCGCGTCGGCTCTTGCTACGTAATAGACATCGTTATACTTCACTACGTCGGTACGCCGCAGGTTGCCGTAGTACGTCTTACTGCTGTCGTAAACGCCTTGGTAGGGTGTGGACGCTCCCCGGCGGTCGTTCTTGCTGGGAGTCCACTCTGTGCAAACGCCGCCTTCCTCAATCTTCACGCGCTCGATGGTAATCGTGCCGCCGTTGTAGAAATTGTAGTGTCGTATATATACGTACTTATTCCAGCCGCTGTCGCCGGAATTGACGTTTACGGCTTCCGTCTTCAAGTCGTAGGTTCCGTTAGCCGTTATCCCGTTAAGGTAGCCTATTGTCGGCCATGAGGTGTTGGAACCGAAGTAAACAAGCACTTCGCCGCCAGCCGTTGGGAAGGAACAGCCGGAAAGCGTTACCCGGACTTGGCAGGAAATGGTCTTACCTTCGGGAATGGTAGGTATAATCATCTGCGTCTGTATAAACTTCCGTGTGCTGGTACTTTCACTAACGCTATAGCTCTCCTTCGCTTCGGAATTGTCTACGAGGTTTTCGCCGTTGATGCCGTCTGAACCGTTGGTTATAAGCTCGCCTTCTATGACTGTGGCCGCTATGTCTACCTTTTCGTCCGATGCCGAATACTTAGTTATCCCGGCTCCGGGGTTCAAGCCCCAGCGTCCTATGAAGGCAAAGGCGTAACGCTGCGCGGTAAGGCTTATTCGGTGGTTGCATCCGAACTTGTGAAGACATGCGTTTAACGCGCTGTTTATGCTTATAGCGTCGTGGCTGTAAAGTACGATAATATACGCCGGGCTTTGGTAGCTGTTAATACGGCTTATTAAGCTGCTTATATTGCTGGTGTCGCCGTAGGTGTCGAAGTAGCCTTCCCAAACTACGCTTAGACTGCTGGCGTTAAGAACCTTCAAGTTATGGCCGCGCCCGTAGCTCCCGGTTATGTCGCTGCCGTAGACATGGACGTAAGGGGCTGGCGAAGTCGTGCCGTTGTGCTTGGTTCCTCTTACCTCAATCTTTAGCGAGCTTTCTATGGGCGTTACCCTTATCGGGGTGCTCCAATTCTCTACAAGCGTATTCCCGTCCGCGCTTACCTTGCCCGTCGTGCGCCAAAGGTAGTAAAGCGTTCCCGGTTTGGTCGGCTGGGTGTCTTTCCAATTATCGGAACCCGCGTTTAGTGCGGAAGGCGTGAAAGGTGTAGGGTATGCCGTGCGGCTCCCGTTCCATTGGTACTTGTACTTGTAATAGGGTGCGCTTGTTCCGGCCTGCCCGTCCGCTCCTATAAGGTCGTTTTCGTGCGGAATGTACGCCGTTGCTTCCTTGCCCTTCTCTAACTTGAACATGGCTATATATGCGTAGCCGGAAAGTGTCATAAGGCGCGTAGAAGCGTAAAGCGGGTAGGTTGTCGAAAAGGAGCTTTTCATTTGGAAGGTTAGGGTATGCCGTTCCCAATTTGTTGTTAATTGAGCAGCACATCTTAAGTCGTTATTCCCCGAAATGCTGGCAGTCGCTTCTTCGCCGTCGAAATAGTATTTGCTTTGAATGTAATTTCCAGCTTGAAGCAAAGCGAGATTAAAACTTCCGCTACCCTTGCAATAGACGGAAAGGGTGTACCATGTATTCGCTTCCAACTTCCGGGTACTGCTGTCCATCAGGAGCTGCTCCGCTATTCGTTCGTAGCTCTCACTGCTTGAACTTTCGCCGTCGGGGTACACATACCGGGCTACCCTGCCTTCGTAGGTTCCGTAATTGCGCCCGTTAAGCCAAAACCATTTGCCGTTAGGGTTCGTCGATGTCCGTTTCCCGGTCTTCCACTCTAACGTATCTTCAAGAATATTCGGGTTTACGCTCTCGCCCTTCTCTCCGTATATGCGCGTAATAGTCCATTCGCCGTCGTAAACGCCGTTTCTTACCTTCCTCTCCGCTCTCCAAATCACGGTAGAAGGGAAGTTCGCACTATTCGGGTCGTACCATCCTTCGCTCTCATGGTTGGCGTAGGGGGTACTTCCGCTTGGTGCGCTTGGCTGTGTCTCGCTTGGGCTAAACTCTACATCGAGGGTTGCCGTATCGGTTTCCGGGGCTGGTGCTGACCATCCGCTACTTGTGCCGTCGCTGTAGAACGTGCATACGGTAGTCCAAAGCTTCGCCGTTCCGCTGGGTACGCCGTCGCTCCACCCGGAAGCTACCGGGCTGTCGTAGCTTCCTCCCGTCGGGGTCGTTCCGCTGATGTCTGTATTGGTGCGCTTGAAGCATCGCGCCTTGAAGCTGCCGCGTGTTCCCCGTGCCAATACCTGCCAATAGGTTGTATTCGTCGGGGCTATCCCTCGCGTCGCTCCCGTGCCTATGCGCCTGTATGTGCTTGTTACGTTGCCGGAAGAATAGGTTACTTCGTCGCCGGGGTAGTAGGTATAGGAACCGTTATAAACGCCCCGGTATAGTCCTATTACGTCTTCGTCGCCGCCGTCGTTCTGAACAAAGCCGCCCTTTAGTATCAGCTTCCCGTTGGCGTTTTTGTTCCAGCTCAGTTCGTGGGTGCTGCTGTCGCCTACGCGGAACTGCCCGCCGTCCAAATCGAGCCAGTTGTTTTCGTCTTGGCTCTGTATTCGCCCGGTAGTAATGAACGCGCCGTTAATCGTGGTCGCCCCGTAGGTAAGCGAAATAGCCCTTACGCTGTCTACCGCGCTGTTAAGAACGCCTATAAGGAAGTAGTAATAGCTGGTTTCCTCTGCCTTATGCTGTGCCGTGTCCAGAAGCAGAACGCCCGTTCCTGTGTTGGTACTGCTTATTACCTTGCTGCACCGGGCATAAATATAGTATGCCGTATTCGTTGTTAGGGCGTTCCCGTTGGCTGCTGAATAGGTGCAGCCCGTAAGGTTGAAGGTTACTACGTTGTCTAACAGGGCGTAGTGTACCAGCCTGCAATCCTGCGCGTAGAAGTCGTTACACCTCCCGGCTAAATTGGGTTGGAACAAACAGCCTACCAGCGTAAACTGCTGGCTCTTGGCGGCTACGGTAAGCATGGCGGTCTCAACCGAAAGCGGCTTTATGTTGTCCGGGTCAAAATAGCCGTCCGGGTCGAATACCATTTCCTGTAGTTCCTTGGTGGCCATCCACCTGCGCCGCGCCTTGCTCACGTCTGCAAGCCCGTTGTTCTGTATAACCTCGTTAATCTCGGTAATGTCGTTAATTACCTTCGTCGTGGTAGTCTTCGTAACGGTGTCGCTCAGCGTGATGTCGTAGCTGTGCGGGCGCAATAGGTCGCGCTCTATCCGGGTAATGCGTACTTCCCTGTTTACGCCTACCTGCTCGTCTACTATCGTTATGCTGTCGCCGGGGTGGAATACCTCGCTATCCGTGCGCCCGTAAAGCTCAATAAAAAACGCTTCGTCTAAGGTAAGTTTATAGCTTACTTGTGGATGGCAAATCTTCGCCAGCTCCTTAGATCCTTCTGTCTGCAGCTTGTCTTCGGCTGCTTCTATGTAGCTGGAAGGCAGGTTTATTTCCGTGATGATGTACCTGTCGCCTGTGTTGAACTGACGGGCTGCTGTTGCCGTGTCCGGGAACTTCGTGCCGTTCTCGTCGGTAAATTGGTTAATCTTAAACGTCTTCGTTCCGTGGTCATAGCTGTGCAGGTCGAAGGTGTAGCCGCCTAAGTTGCCGGAAATGAACTTTATTTGTGCGCTGGTGTCCGGGATAAGGTACTTCGTGTTGCCGTCGCCGTCCTTTTCGTTTAAGTCGAAGTCCATATTATTATCCTTGAAGCTAAGAACGTCGCCGGACACTAACCCGGTAATCGTGCCTATGCGCTCCGGGCGAATGTCTGAAAATACTTTCTCGCCCTCTCTCACTCCGTAGGCTGCTACCGCTTCCGCGTCTTCTATGTATGACGTTAGGCGCGTCTTATCGGGAAGGCAGAGCTTCGTGTGCCTGTAGCCGCTGCCTAAATTGTCGCCGCTGCCGTAGCAGAACAGGCGCGTAGTTACTCCGGCGTTGTTTACGTTCTGCCGCGAAAGCTGGTAAAGCCCGTTTCCCTGCCCGTACTTCAAAGTAAGTGCAAGGCTGGAACCTACTTTCTCTACAAACGTCATCGTCCGGGTACTGCCGGAAATCGTAACCTTGAACTCTACGCCAAATTCCGAGCAAAGCTCCTGCGCTACCTGTAGGCAATTCTTCCCGGTAACGGTCAGGTTCTTGTGCGGGGTGTCCGTTAGTGCCGTCGTAATATTCCACTTAGTGCCGAATACGCGCCGGACGTTCCAATTAAGGGCTGTAATAAGGCCGGACAAATCGCCGTAGAGGTTATCGCCGTAGCTGCCTTCGGGTAGCTGAAACGAAACATCTAAGAGGTCGTATTGTGCGCCCTCTAATTGAAGTTCGTAGCTGTAGCGTCTGTTACCTGTCTTCGTAACCTGCGGAAGCTGGTTTAGCCTGTAGCCTTTCCCGTAGACGTTGATAATGTCGCCTAACTCGAAGGAAAGGGGTACGGCTGACGTTACCGTTATGCTCAGCAAATCGTCGGAAAGTAAGGCCATCTTCTGTGTTGCCTTGGTCGCTCCGCTTACGTTCGTTTGGCTGAACAAAGGCAGCGTCGTGCCGTCTGTATGAATTACCGTTATTTGGTTCATCTTTATTGTTCTTTTTTAGGTGTCACTTGGTACGAAATTAACCGGGTGCGGCTCCTTTAGCTTTACCGTGAACTCTAATACTACCTTGCCGCTTCCCCATGACTTCCGGGAAATGTCTACGCCGTCTTCGCAATAGACTTGGTAGGAATAAGAGGAAGTTCCCAAAGTAACCGTCAGCGTCTTTAGCCCGGCGGTGTTAAGCTTCGCAATAACCGCCGTTACTCCGGCCATAGCTGCTGCGCTGGTTGCTCCCTTAGAAAAACAGTTAAGCGTAATGTCGCGGGGCTGGTATCTTGGCTTTGCAAGGTCTACCATAACCCCGTTTTTGTCCGGCCAGTCCACCGTTTGGGGTGCCTTTAGCTTCGGAAGGCTGAACAGCCCCGTAGCACTCGAAACGTAAACGCCGAGGCTTTCGAGGCTGCTGCCGCCTAAAGTGTAAACTGGTTTTACAGACGCTGCCATACTATTATGCCGTTAGTTTGAAAATTCGTTATTTCCTCAATCACGCCGCCGACAATAACGTAGTAGATGCCGTTTTTGTCGTAGGTGTGCGTTAGCTCTACGTCGCCGTAAACGCTTTCGCTGGTTCCGTCGCCCCAGCTTACCGTTACAAGCTTCGGGGAATGGAATGAAACGCTTACCTCGCTGCTGGTCTCTCCCAGCCGCTGGTGTCTGATTACGCGCTTAACCGGGTCGGGTTCCCTTACCTTCATGGCAAAGGTTCCTATCATCATATCGTCGTGCCACTTCTTTTCTTGGGCTATACCCTCCGGGCAGTAAACGTCGTAAACCAAAGGCTTTGTCGGGTGTATTGAACACATAAGCCGGGCGGTTCCTTCTTTTTGGAAGTGTGCGTAAAGCTTGTTTACGCGCTCCGTGAAGTCCATCTTACCCTTGGCCTTTATCCAGCAGTTAAGCGTTATTTCTCGCGGCTGGTAACGCTTTTCCGACAAATCCACCATTTCGCCGTGATAGTTGTCGTTCTCTATAGTCGGGGTATTCTTCAAGCTGAGAAGGTCTACCAATCCCTGCGAACTCTCTACCCGGATGCCGTAGTTTTTGAAGTTCACGCCGTCTATGTAATATTCAAGCTGCTTTGTCTCGTTAAGGAGGGCTTCTATTTCTTCGTCGCTCAATACTACGTTATAGGCTTTCACTTCGTCTATGTCCGCTACTGCATAGCTTGTTCCGTAAACGTCCTGCACCAATCCCAGCCCGGTAAGGGTTGCGGGTAGCTCTATAGTACCCATAAGCTGGGTGTCTAAGTACAGGCTTACGGTGTCGCCCTGCTTCCGTACCACAAAGAAGCCCCACGTATCTAAGGGCGCGTCTATCCACGCTTCCCGGTATCCGTTTTCGGCCTGCGATGTATTGCAGAAAAGCCCTACCTTAACGCCCGTAATGCCGTCCTCGAAGGCCGGGAACCTCAACCACGCCAACAGCGTGAAGTCGCCGGATAAATCTATTACGTTCGCTTCTATCTCTGCCTTCCCATTGCCGTCGAAGTGTAGGCAGTTGCCTTGCTTTCCGCTGGCGAAGGTTGCGCCCTCTACGGTTGCGTCATGTCTGCCCCTGCTGTAGTCGTAGGCTATTGCCGAACCCTCCGCTTCGTCGCATGGAAGGTAAAGTATTAAGTTTTGTTCTGTTGCCATTTTCTTTCTTGCTATTCTTTAATTTTTACTATGGCGTGTTCGCTTGCTTCGTGCGTCTCGCTCCCGCCGTGAAGGAAGACAATAACGCGGGCGTAGCCGCTCGCCTTAACTCTCACTATCGCGCCCTTGGCTACGCTAACCGTTACAAAGGCATGGTCGCTTGCCGTAACCTCAACCTCTGAACCCGGACGCGCCCAGACTTGCGCCGCTGCAAAGTTACTATATTCCGCTGAACCTTTCGCGCCCGTGTACGCTACAAGTCTTCGCGGATTCTTCGTATTAAACTGCTCGCCTTCGTAAACGCCGAAGTTCCGGCGTATATCGTCGAACTCCCGGCGTAACGGCTCGCTTGGGAAATCGTTGTCTTCCACAAAGTCGAACCCTTTATAATAAAGAGCTATTAGCCGTTCCTTACTCTGTGCGCTCAGAATGAAATTGTACCATTCCGAACAAATGCCCGCCGCCTGTGCTTCTGCGGCCAAAGCCTTCTTTAAGCTGCTGAAATCCATAATTTGTTATTCTAATATACCCTGCCCGCGTAAGCCGTCATCGGCTGGTGTCGTGAGCTTGTTAATAATCGTAAGCAAACGCCCGGCTATCACGCCTACGTTAGCGTCTATATTGGAAAGCCGTGTAAGCTGCTGGCGCATGATGTCTAACGAGGTTACTTGGTTTACTCTTACCGCGTTGGCCTGTCCTGCAAGCAGGTCTATGCTTTCTTGGCTGGCTCCCTTGATGGCTCCGCTTAGTGTGCTGGGGTCGCTTTCGTCGAGCTGCTCGAATAAGTCCTTATACATCTGCATTGCTTGGTTGAAGTTCGCCCCGGCCTGTGCTATAGCGTCCTTAAAACGTGCCTGTTCTGCTGCCGATATGCCGTTGAAGGTTCCGTTTCCTTCCTCGTCAAATCCCATGTCCTTCTGTAGCTGGCTAATAGCCTTCTGCAAAGGCTTTTCAAGGAATTGAAGCTTTAGGGCGTTCTTTACCGCGTTCTTCAGTACGTCGTTCGCTACCTTCCCGAATGAGTCCGCAGCGTCTTCCCCGGCTTCAAAGGCTTCTACCAAAGCGTCGGCCAAAGCGTTGGAAAGGTCTTTCGCGTTGGTCTGCGTGATGCCCTTTGATATCTCGTCTATAATATCTTCTATCTGTCGGCTGGCTTCGGCTATCTGTTCTTCCCATTCCTCAATCCTGCCCCAATCGGTTTTTTTCTTGCTCTTTTCGTCTTCAATCATGCCGCGTATCTCGGCCTGCTGCTTGCGAAGGTTCTGTATCATCGAATTTTGGTTTTTATAGACGGTATCGCCTAACGCCTTATCCACTTCGTGCCGTAGCTGGTTGTATGCGTTGCCCAGCCTTTTTACGGCTTCTTGGTGTCTCTCGATGGATTCCTCTGCCCTGCGGTCGCGGGTGTTGAACAAATCGAATACGGAAGACATGAAGCCTACGGTTCCCTGTATCATCTGCAAGGGGTTCATAGTGGCGTAACCCTGTGCGAACTGCGCCGCGCCGTCCATCATGCCGCCTATGTCGTTAAGTATGGTTTCCGTTTCCGCGTCCATCTGAACGCCCATTTTCTTCATGCCGCCTACTACGCTGTCGAAACAGCCCTTTAGGAACTCTATAGAACTGCCTACGCTTTGGAAGGTGGCTTTAAGGGCTTCCCCGGTGGTCTTCCCTTCTCCCTGCTCCTTCTTTAGTATGGCTTCAAGGTTTGCCAGTTCCTGTTCTCCTTGGAACTCTACGCCTATCTTTATCTTCTGCTGCTTTAGGGCTTCTATCCTGCGCTTGAGGTATTCCGTGAAGGTCGCGCCTTCCTGTAAAAGCGTCTTGTAGCGTTCCCCGGCTGAATTGGCTACGGTTTCGTCTGCGCTGGCCATTTCCTGCGCGTATTGCTGGTATTGCGCTTTCTTTTCGCGTAGCGTCCGGCCAAAGTCTGAGTCTTCCTCGAAAAGCTTGTTTGCCTTCATGCTTGCCCGTAGCTCTGCAAGTGCGTCGCGTAGTGCTAAGAAGGGGTTACGCTTGTGCAGTTCCTCCTTCGCCTTCTCTAATTGGGTGTTTATGGCCTGTAGGTCTGCCGGGTTGAATTGTGCGGAAAGCGTTACCTTTTGGCTGTTTATATCGGCCATGAGCTTGTTAATGGTCTTTGCCGAAAGCGTACTAAGGTCGCTAAACAGCTGGTTCCAGCTTTCGCTGGCCATAAGACGTGAAGCGGCTAACTTGCTTAGTTCTGCCTGTTCCTTGGCGTTAATCTCTGCAATCATTTGGCTGTTGCCTTGCTTCTCGGCTTCTGCCCTCTGTTCGGCATACCTCTCTTGAATGTCGCTTAGTTGCTGCTGGTAGGTTCTGTATTGCTCCCGTAGCTCGTCGTAGAACGCGCTGCCGCTGCTCTTTGCGTATTCCTTCGCCTTCTTTTCAAGGTTTGCAAGGGCTTGTATCGCGGCCTGTACCTGTCCGTCGGTGGTGTTCTCTGCCGTAAGAAGCTTGCGTAGCTTTTCGAGCTGCTGGGTTCCCTCAACGTCTAAGCCTACCTTTAGGCGTTTGCCTTCAAGCTCTTTAATACGGTTCCGTAGCATGTCTAAGTAGCTGCCGCCGCTCTTTAGAAGCTCCGCGTACCGCTGTTTTGCGCTGGCTGCTACCGTAGCGTCTTCGCTGGCCATCTCCTTTGCGTAGGCCGCGTATTGCTCCTTTGCTTCGAGCATCTTGGCTATAAACTCGTCTTCGGTGTCTAACTCCTTGGCGTGAATGGTGGCGTTAAGAAGCTCCCGGTTCCGGGCGTAGCTTTCTTCAAACTTGATGCGCTCGTTGGTGTAGGCTGCGTATTCCTGCAAGAGCTGGGCTGTTTCCTGCTTGGCCTGCTCTAAAACGCGGGCTTCGGCTTCATCCAATATCCCGGCCTTTCCCCGGTCTGTGTCGCTGTTGTCGTTTGCAAGTTCGCCGCGTCGCTTTGCCAAAGCTCCCAAACGCTGGCTTATCGTGTTGCATTGCTCCAGCTCCCGGTTAAGCTGTTCTTCAAAGTCGGAAAGAACGGTTTGCTTCGTCTGCTCTGCTATCTCGTTGTTTAACTTTTGAAGGCGTTGCAGGTCTGCCGCCGTTTTGGTCGCCTTGCTGCTAATCGTCTCGCGCTGCTTCTCCAAATAGTCGAGGTAGCTGGTTCCCTCTCTAAGAAGCTCGGCAAACGTCGTGCTTGCTGCTGCCCTAACTTCCGCATCCTCACTCTGTACCCACTTGGAATATTGGGCGTAGGCTGCTTTACGTTTCTGTAGCATGTCTAAGTACGGGTCTTTCGGGGTATTCCCGGAACCGCCGGAACCGTTGCCGCTGCCTGTGTCGAGCTGGATTTTCTTTAGCTTGGCCTGTTCTTTCTTAATTTGCGTTGCAAGCTTTTCCCGCTCGCTGTCTGTGGCGGCTCTCTTATATTGCGCCTGTAGGCTTGCTATTTCCTTTTCCACGGCTTCCACGCTCCCGGCTACGGTGGTCTGTGCTGCTGCTCCTAACTTGGATAAAAGCTGCTGTTCTTGCTTGGAAAATTCCATCTGCATTTTAATGAAGCTTTCCGCGTCTCTCTTCATTTGCTCTAACTCTTCCTTAGCTTTCTTCTTATCCGTATTCTCGCCTAAGTATGGCGTAGTACGTGAAGGCCCGCCGCTGCCGCCGGATGTTACCGGGCGCGGTGTCTTATCCGGCATGGCTTCTATTTCGGCCTGTTTCTTCAATATTTCTTCGTACTTCTCGGCTGCAAGCTGCTGGGCTGCTAACGCCTTGGCCTTGGCTATGCAAGCCTTAACAAAGTTCTCGCTATTCTTAATAAGTACGTCTTCGGCTGTCTTAGCGTCGTACACCTTCAAACCTAAAGCGTTAAAGCGGTCTTCGTTGTCCTTAACCCACTTCTCCCGGTCTTTCATTGAGCCTGTTAGGTTCTCCCACTCCGTTTTAAGCTGAATGTATGCGGAAAGCGGCTTACCTGCTGCCTTCGCTACTTCCTCGTTGAATTTCTTTTGCTGTTCTGCTGCCTTGGCGTTCTCACTGCTCAACCGGGAAATAAGTACGACAATAGCCGTAATAGCTGCGGAAAGCCCCAGCGTCAGTGTTGCCATAAGTGCCTGCGCTGCTGCTGTCGAAATGCCTAAAGCGGTAGCAAGTCGGGCGTTTGCCGCTGTAAGCATGTCCTTTGCCCGTGCCACTATTACAAGTTGAAACGCGCTATCTTTGTTTAACGTGTTCATAACCTGCTGCAAACCCATCGTTATGCTCATAAGGCTCTGAACCTTCAACATGATACGCTGTAGGTTCTCGTTCTCCCCTGCGAAAAGTGCTACGGCTCCCTGTGCTGCCGTGAACGCTCCGGCTATGCCGCTAACGGTTGACATTGTACCCTGCAAAAGCTGGTTGTCATGGGAAAGTATCTTAGCCTGTTGCGCCGCGTCGCCCAAAGCGTCGGTAAGCCGTCCGGCTTCGGCCTGCATCTTCCTGTAGGCTTCCGTTCCGCGCTGCCCGTTGGCTTCCATGATGGCTAACTGCTCCTTACACTCTCTAAGCTGTGCCTTTAGGCTCTTGGTAGCTTCTACGTTGCCTTCTATGGCTTTCTTCTGCTCCTGTAGCTTCCTTTCTTCCTCGTTCAGCTCTGCTATAATAGGCTGGGCTTGGTCGATTATCTTCTGCCGGGCGTTGATAAGGTTTTTGTTCTCCTGTACCTGCGCCTGTGTCGCTCTTGCGGCTTCATCGTCGCCGCGCAGGAATTGCTGGGCATACTGCTTTTCAAGTTTTTCGTTTTCTGCCTGTAGCTGCCTTATAGCTTGCAGGTTCTCGTCTATTACGGCATCCACCTTCTGAAAGGCTGTTTGTATGGCGTTAGCCGCCTGTTCAAAGCCTTTGTCTATGTCCGCGCCAGCTCTTACGCCCTCTTTGCTGAACGTAGAAATAGCCCTTTTGCTCTGCTCTAATACCTTCATCAGCTTTGCGTTGGTTCCGCTTACCTCGAAGGAAATGCCGCCGCCTTGTATATTCATGTCTATTGCTTATTAAATGAATTAAGTAACTCCAAAACCTGCGCCGCGTTATCGTCTGTTAAGGCCATGTCTATGTTCTGTTCCTTGGCCTTTTCCTCCACGCCCGGCGCGTCTATTAGCATCCTCTGAACGGTAGCCCACGGGATGCCGTGTTCCAAATAGTCCAAAGTCCAGCCGAAATGCGCACAAACTGAGCCCCGCCTTCCGTATGGACTTCTTAGCCCTGTTGCTCTATAAGATGCGTCGGGTCGCTGGTGCGTGTTGCGCTCATCAATCTTATAGAGTTTATAAAATCCCCTAAGTTGCTGACGTTGGTAATTAGTACCGCCAGCGTGAACAGCTCGGAAGGCTTTAGGCTGTGGAAGAATGTAGAAGTAAGTCGCCGTAAAGCTTCCTTGTCTTCCTTCCGGGTAAACCAGCCGCCCCGGTCTGTGGCTATATAATAGTCTTCGCCTAATACGGCTATGGCTACAATCTCAGCCGTTTTCCGGGCTTGTTTGTTGGCTATCATCTTAGCCGTCCTTAAATAGTCTTCGTCGGTAAGCCGGGCTTCGTCTATCTCCATCTGTACCCAAATCGCACTAAGACGGTCTAAGGTTGAAAGCGTCGGTTCCTCAATCTTGAAGACGCGCTTTTCGGTCACTACCTCGCGCTTCTTGAAGAAGCCCCAAAAGCCGGGCTTCCGGCGTTTGTACTTCAAATTCACGTCAAAGCTTACGCCTTCCCGTATCATAAGCCTTAGTTCGTTCTGCTCCGCTTCTAAGGCTGCTATTTTCTCGTTTGTCTCTGCCATGCTCTTTTGAAAGAATAAAAGCCCCTGCCGAAAACGCGCTAACGTATCGCCGGGGGCTTCCCACTACTAACTTAAAAACCTAAAACTAACTAACGAACAGGGAAAACCCGTTTAGCTAACTGCGGCTACCGTAATCTTGTTGCCCGTTGCAGGCTTCAAGGCTACCGCGTTCACGGTGATAAGGAACAAACCGCCGCGCCCGTACTGACCATCGAGCTTGTAGGAAATCTTCGCCCTGTTGAAGGTGATTTGCAAGCCCTTCTTAGGCTTGATAATCAAAACGCCTTCCTCGCTGGTTCCTGCCTTCTGTGCAAGCGCAGCGGTTGGATCCATGATTTGGAAGGTGGCGCGAATTGCGCCGGGGCGTTCGGTAATCTCTATCGGGTCGTCTTCTTCCTCTGCGTAGAACTCGGTCGTTTCGGGGTCATCCTGCGAAACGGTGCAGCTGTCTTGGTAGGTAAGACCGAGGGTAGCTGCTTCCTGTGCGGTTGCACCAAACTTAATTTCGGCCAATCCCAAAGTTACTGTATTTGCCATAATAGTACGTATAAATTTGTTAATGAATATTCCACGAAATACGGAGGTTTCGGTAGTGTTGTTTTACCTCTATCTCCTTAATAACTACATCCTGTTCTATCTCAAATTCAAGGTCGGGTACATTCTGCGCGTCTAAGAAGCCCGTAAGCGCGTCGCCTATCTCCCGCAAACGCTCCCGGTCGGCTTTGTACTGCTCCTTCCCGTTAATCGTCAGCTTCTTGTCGGCTGCGTAGATGTTCACGTTCGAGGTTCCTGACTGCGGCTTTTCGTGTGTAACGGTAATGGTGTTAATAACGATGTCCTCTGCCTTGCTATCGTCGGGGCGTTCGCCCTGCGGACAGACTACGCCGGAAATCGAAATAACGCCGTCCTCTACTGCCTTCGTGATAAGCCCGTAAAGAATATCGTCCGTGTCTATGCTGCTTACTTTCTTCATTGTATTGCGTCTTGAATGTTCCTAATAATGTCGGCTAACTCGCGGGCTAACAGCTTCCCGGCTTCGGTCTCGGCTGATGTCAATACGTCGCGCCCCTTGCTCTCGACGTAAACCGCGTAGTCCATACCTGCTACCACAATAAGCGTATAGCCTTCCGGGTAGTTCTTGGCTACGTTCATAGCCAGCTTTTGCCCGGTATGTACTCCTACATGCCCGCCCTTCACGGCTTCAAAAGCTATGTTTATCGGCTTGCCGTCCTTACAAACGACGTAGCCAATAGAAGAGCGTAGGTTTCCCGTTCGGTCGGTAAATCCGCGTTCCGGCGGTACGAGCTTCGCGTGTGTAACCGCTTCCTCGCCGATTCTGCAAAGGCTTTCTATTATCTGCCTTTCCACTTCTTCAAGAAACGCGCCAAACGTAGCGTCTATATTGCCTTTGAACTGCGCCGTTAAACCCATAGCCTGCTATGTAGCCTACCTTCGTCAAATTTGAGACATTCGCCGGAAATTCTAACAATCCCTTCGGCTTTGGCTCTCTCTACAAAGTCTTCGCTTAGAAGCTCGCCGGGTTCTACCTCGGTAGTCGTAACAACTATTTCCGTACCCTCCGGGATGCGTTCTACGCCTACGGGTATCTGCACCAAAGAGGAAAACTCCCGGAATACACCGTTAGCCGCCTGTACCTTGTTTCCCCTGCCGTTAGTTTCCTCCCGGCATGAGCCGCAAAGCGTGAAGGCTGCTTTGTCTTCCGTTACCCAGCTTCCGTTGGCGTTCTGTACGGCTTCGCCGCTGGTTCGCTTATATAGGAAGTGGGGGTATTGGTTGTTAATGACTGCTGAAATATCTACCATGCGTTACTCCTGTCTCTAACCTTCGGCTTGTCGGCTGGAATGATGCCTAACTCGTCGCAGGTTTGGTTGTACCACAATTTTACGGCTTCCATGTTCCACGAAACGGAATAGCCGCCTTCGCTCACGTTGGCCAGCGGGATAATGCTGGCAAACTCCTTAACTAAGGCTTTCTTCGCCGTCTTCGCTTCTACGGTTGCGTCCGGGTCGGGTATAAGCTCCGTTTGGTTGGCCATGATTAGCTCAACGTCTTCGCTGCCTACCCCAAAACGCCGGGTTGTGGCTGTAATCCATTCTCTGTATGTCATTGCCTATGCTTTTGGGAAGGCTCCGGGCTGGTAGCCGCTACGCTGTAACCTGTTTTGGCTCCCAGCCCTTCGCCTGTCTGTTAGTGGCTCCATGAGGTGTGCGCCGTGTCCAGAAGGTAGGTACGGGAAGACGAAAGCCACGCCGGGAAAGCGTTAGCCACGCCCATAGTTACTTCCTCTACGGGTTCCTCGTTAGCGAACTTCTTAATAAGGGTGTGGCCGTTCATGGCCTTAATTGCGGCTGTGCCTTGCAGCTTGTTGTCTGCCGGGGTCTTCCAATAGGTATAACCCAGCTGCTTGGTCTCGCTGAACATAACCACATCGTCGGCGAACGGGTTGCCGCTGTAGGGGCGGCTTCCGTCTGCAAGCTCTAAGGTGATGTCCTGGTCGATAACCACAATCTGCAAGCCGTAAAGGTAGGCCAGCTTCTTCATGGCCTTGTTCACGGTCTCCAAATCCGGGGTGTCCTGCAAGTCGAGGGCGTTGGCCGCAAAGCTTGCGCACTTCTTCTGTACTTCCTCGGTGTCTGCGAACTTGGCGAACGTATCGACGTTCATAAACGCAAACTTCAAGTGAATACCTTTGGCGCGTGCTGCCTTAACGATGTTCTTGAAGTCCTTGGAAATAGGCTTCGCGCTCACGTTATCCCAGCTTGTGCTGCCTGTCTGATAACCCAGCTTCTGCTCGGCTGGTATCTCGTAGTCCACGTCGTACTCGGAAAGTACGCTTACGTTGTTGTCCTTGGTAAGCGTAATCTTACCCAGCGAAATCTGCTGCAAGGCCATCCACTCCAAACGGGCGGCTACGCCTGTCCAGCAGTATTCGGTATCTTTCGCCCAAACCTCAACCAAAGCGCGAAGGTCGGGGTTCTGCGAAGTCATGGCTACCATAACGTCGTAATCGTCCAGCTCCTCGTCGTTCATGGTGCGCTTAATCGCAATTTTGGGGATGTCGCCCTGTATGCGGTTAAGTGCTTCACGGGTCTTCTTGTCAATGGAAACGCCACGCGCTACGAGGTCGGCTGCAATCTTCAAGCCCGTTTGTGCTTCAAGGGCTTTCCACGTAAGCGTATAGTTCTGCTTCAACGGGAAAAGCGTAGGGTAGTAGTAAGGCTTCAGGTCGTAGCTGTTAATTACGCCCTGCATGTCTCGCTCTACAAGTCCTACCATAAGAGTCTGTATCATAACTTACTGCCTTTCTCTTTAGATTAATACTATGCCCTTCAGTGCGCTAAGAATAGCGTCCGAAATAGGCGGGATAACACTCTGTTTGAACTGGCCAATAGTAACCGCGCTAACGAGGTGGTTTTCCAAAGCCTTAACGTCGTAGTGGTCGCCTGTAAGTGCCTTCGGGGTGTACTTAAAGGCTGCACCGCTGGAGGCGTGCTCTGCGTCGGCCAGCATAATTACTGCGCCCTTGGCTACTGCGCCAATGGCTGTGCCTATCGTAATGGTGTCGTAGGTGGGGTCGCTGGTGGTGTCAATAGCGGAAATGGCGTAAGCCTTCCCGTTAATTGCTGCCATCACGAAATCGCCAGCTTTGAAGTGGTGGCCTTTGGCTACCTTTATGGCGGTTCCCGATGCTGCTACGGCTTCCAATACTTCGGCGGTCTTGACTACGTGATAGAGTCCGTCGGAACCCAAACCAATAGCCGAACCTTCCTTTAGGTGGGTTCCCGGTATCAGCTCCTTGGAACTAACGGTTACACCGTTGGGAATGTCTGCAAGGTTGTGGGTGCAGGCGTGTACTACTCGCGTGTCGCTCTGTCGCTTAATCTTCAAGCTCATAGTTTGAACTGCGTTAAATGGTTAAACTTAAATTTCCTTACCCGTAAGGGTGTCGCCGGAAGTGCGCGAAGCGATGTAGTCCTGTACTGCTTTGGAAACGCCTTGTTCGTTCACGGCTCCGAATATCGGCTTTCCTCCGCTTAACAGCCCCTTGTCGGCCTGTTCCTGTGCAAGGGCGGTTAGTTCCGTTCCCTGCGTAGTCATGAAGCTCTCAAAGGCTGCATCGTCTGCAAAGGTTCTACCCTTGAACCCGTCTAAAAGAAGGTCGCGGGTCTTCCCCTTGATTCCGGCATCGTCTAAGGCTTTGACAAAACGGGCTTCCCGGTCTGCTGCTACCCGTCCGGCGTTAATGTCTGTAATACTCTGCTGTACGCCAGCCATTTCGCTGTGGATAAGCTCCTTAATCTGTTCTAAGGTAATGCCGCCGGGGGTTGGCTTCGGTTGCGGGTTCGGCTGGGGTGCTGGCTTGCCTTTCTCTACGAAATCGTACTTTTCTTTAAGGCCGCTTTCAAAAGTTTGGTTTGCCTTGGCTATCTCAGCGTCTGCCTTCTTTCGCCAATCCTTTACGTAATTGTCTACCTTCTCGGCGGTAAGTTTCCCTACGAGTTCGGTAGCCTGTTCCTTGGTTTCAACCTGTAGGCTGAGAGCAGCCGCCAACTGTTGTAAACCGTCTTCTCGCACGCCCGGAAATTGAGCTTTCAGTAGTGCTAAAATCTGTTGTAATAAATCCATTTTGTTTGTATTTAAAGCGTTAAAACGCTGCAAAATTAACGTATTATATTGGTACGACAATCGCCAAAAGCAAACAAACACTTCGCCAAAACTTCACGAAAAGGCTTTGTTTGGTGTCGGTTGGTTACGGCTGAACCGCTTATTTACAGGGTTTGCGCCTATTTGGTTGCTCCCGTTCCGGGTATCGTTTGGCTGTATGCCGGAAATTTCATAACTTTGCACCCGGAAACAATAGTTTAGGTGTATGACAAACGAAAGAATAGAAGAATTAGCGCAGGAGCTTGATACGCTGGCCTTGAATTGGAAGCGTTACGAAATCAAAGCCTTGCAAATGAACTGCCAAAGGTGGGCTTCACGCTTCAACCGCTGGCCGCGCTTCATGCGCCCTCTGTGCCTTCGCTACTTCAAGAAATGGGCTTCCCGGTATAACAGCGTCGTGTGCTTCCTGTACCCTCCGGCTCCGGGTGCTCCTATGCCTGTAGAAGAATTAACTTTAGAATAGCTGAATATGAAAGTTCCAAACGTACAAACCACCAAAGGAAAGAAGCCACTAACGGCACTACCGAATGAAGCCCTTATAACCGGGTTCCTTGCTTTCTCCGAGGAGTCGGATGAATTGGACTTAGTGCGCCTTCTGCTTATTGCTGAACCTTCGGAAAAGAAGGCCGCTTCAATACTCCGGGAATGTCTCGAAGGTCGCCGTAAGCTTGTGGCAGTCTATCCGGGCAATAATGAAGAGCCGCCTAAGAAGGCTACCTATATAGGTGCAATCCCGGACGGCTCCTTATACCTCGCCTAACTAAACTTTAGGCTCTTTATATAAGCTATCATTTCCGCGTATTCCGTTGGCATAAAATGCTGGAATACGCGGTTTCCTAAGAAGGCGTTTTCAAAGCAGTGCGCCAGATATTCATGCCTGCGCATAGACACACTTTGGAAGTAGCTTGTAGAATGTCCCCAGCCTACGCCCGGCGAATTGATAAGGCTCTTTAGTGTGTCCTGTAAACTTCCTATCTGCTCTAAAGCGTCATGTTTGGATATTCCCCGGCGCGTAAAGACTTCATCCCCAAACTTTTTTAGTCGGGCATAAACGCGGTCTATTCTCGCGGAAAGTGCTTTAGCGTACATCTGCCTTGCCTTCTTGGTAGTACGTACCCATTCCCGTTTGGTGTAGTCGTAGTGTTCTTCCGTCTTATCGTAAGTAACCATTTTCTTTAACCGGGCTATCTGCCTTTCGCGTAGCTCCCGCAGTTCCGTACTCCCGTATATAAGGCTTCTTTGGTCGCCGATGGCGTGTCCGAACTCATGGTAAACTACGGCCTTCTTCTCCCACTTGGAAAGCTGGGCGCGTCTATCGTTGTCTAATACTACCGTCCTGCCGTTGTCGGTTTCGTAGCTTCCCTTATTGGTGTGCGGTATCTTTAGGGTTGGCTTGGATTTTAACAGGTTGAAGAAAGCTTTATCAAAAACGTAATCTTCGCCCATGAGGTAGTCTTTACCGCTCTTTAGTTCCTCCGGCATGTGCTGGGAATATTCTTGTTTCGCTTCTGCTTCTATTGCCTTCTTTAAGTCTGCTTCCGCTGCTATCTTCGCTTCCCGCAGGTTCTTAATGCAATCCGCGTAATACTTCCCGGCTTCGCATCTGTTAGCTCCGCAAATCGCCGTATATTTGTCGGCTACGGCTTTGTTGAGCTTGCTAATTTGGTTGCGTACCTGTTGAAGCTCCGCGTAGGCCATGAGCCATTCTTCCTGTCGCTTTTCGGAAATCTCATCGAGCCTGTCTAACTCCGCTTCAAGCTCGTTACGCTTACCTGCAAGCCGTAGGGCATCGGCTTTCGTAAGGTCTAAGCCCATAGCGTAAGCCCAGCGTTTAAGCCCTGTTATTCTTGCGTCAAACTCCGTACAGGGTTCTACCGTCTTCTGCGTCGCTGCTGTTGTCGCTCCGTTCATCCGGGTTGCCACTCCCGGAAGTAAGCCGCCATCGATCCTGCCGCCTTGGAAGTTATGCTTTATGTAGTAGGGCTGGCTTCTCCAACCCTTTGCCCGGTCTGCTATGCTCTCTACGTACTTCGTAAAGTTCTCCGGCATGGCTGTAACCGTCCGGCGTGAAGGCATGGCTTTGTAGCTCTCGCCCTTAACAATCGCCTTTAGCCTGTTTGCCCTGCCTTTGTTGTATTCGTCGTAATCGGAAAGAATAGGCACTACCACGCAGCGGCATTGCGGGTGCCAGCCTTCAAAACGGAAGGTCTTAGGGTAGTCGCCCGCCAATTCGTCGCAAATGTCTACTAACGGCTGGGGCTTCCCCTTGCTGTCTAAAACGGTGTGGTTGTTACTCAACATCACGCGGAAGCCTACGACAAAATCCAGCTGCTGCCAGCGTAAGAACTCGCTTTCCCGGTAGGCCATGTTTACCTCTGTCCGGGCTAACCTCATGGCGTTCTTTGCCGAACTCCTGTAAACGCCCTGTCCGGGGTGGTACAATCTTGCTGCCTTACTAAGCTGGAGGTTCCCGTACTTGTCACGGACGCGCCGGAAGAGCTTGTTAGGCTCCTGTAGGCACTCCCGCAAATCCCGGCTTAGTTGCTGTGCGCTCCTGCCTTCGCCTAACGCTACGTCTATACCCAGTTCCATCGTGTCCTTTATGTCGCCTACGTACTTCCATACGCGCTGGGAAAGGTCTAACCCTTCTACCTTCCGCTTTTGGAACCCCTGCAAGGCTTCAAGGTTCCGGGCTTGGAACTGCGCCGCTTCCTCCGGCGTTAGCTTGCTGGTTCTGACTATTGACCTAATAAAAGCGTCGTTCTTGTCGCAAGCTGCCCGCCATTCCGCTTCCGTTCCCCTAACTACTACGCCTTCTATCTTTTTAGCAAGCCCGTTAATAATCTGCTGGGCTTCCTTCCGGGCGCGAGGGTAATCGTCAAAACTGAACGGCTTGTTTTGGTCTGGCTGGAACAGCGTACCCGCAAGGCTGGCGTAGTCTGCTGCCGCAAGGCTGCAAAGCTTGTCAATCTGATGGGCGTAGGCTTCCGTTCGCCTGTAATGGGCAGCGTCGAAGCCTTTAAGCTGCAAAATTATCTTTTCTCTTTTGTTCGGCATAGTTATTTCATCGAAAAAACGCCGTAGAACGCTTTTATTTCCTTGGGTGGGTAATTACACCAGCCGCGAGGTAAAACGCGCCCTACGGCCTTTTAATGTCCTAAATTGATACGCTTTGAGGGCTTAGAAGGTCGGTTCGCCCTGTAAGAAGCTGTTTTCCTGTGCTTCCTCGGCTTCTATGGCCTTTATTTCCTCGTCCGGGTCATCTGCCCAGCCCAAACGCTGAACGGTAGCCCTCCGGCTTGCAATCTGCTTGTTTCCGTTGGCGGCTGTAAGGATGTTAATCTTGCTTTGCTCGTCCTCAATAATGTAGGGCGTAATAATCGGCTCTACTATAAGCTTGTCGGCTGCTGTCTTCCATGCCTTGTTTGCTATGCCTAAGTAAGCCTTCACGATGTTAATACGCCGCTGTAGGTACTCGTTGAAAATCTCGCATTTATCCTGTACCTTTAAGTGCGCGTCCATGAAAAGAAGCTTTAGGGCTACGCCGCTAACGGCTCCTATGCCCTTCACGGTGTCAAAGGAAATGTCCGGCGTTTGCGTGATGGCGTAGATAAGCTTTAGAAGGGTCTCTATCTCTAACTTCACGCTTTCGGGTGCGCTTGACCAGCTCAAATATTTAGCGTCCGCGTTGTTCTCGCCCTCAATAATGCCGCCAGCTTCGCCTTTGCGTGCAAAGCCTATTACCCTGCCCTGTACGAATATCTTGGGGCTGGCATGGTAGTCGTTCGTGTCTGCAAAGTTGGAAAGGAGCTTTTCCAATCTGTCTATAAGGCTTTGCACGTCTTCCCATTCTACCTTTAGCTGGCTTCCGTACACTACCGGGATTTTGCCTATTGTTATCGGCTTCGGGTAGCCCTGTACGGGTTCCCATTGGTTGGTCTTCTGTCCGTCCTTTGTTGTTTCGCAGCTCCAAAGGTAGTGCAAATCCTTCGTGTACGTCTCGAAGAAGGTCAGGATTTTGCCGTCTGCCGTCTTCCGCTGGAACTCACGGCTAAAGGCTATCATATCCCGGTTCTCGTCGAAGTACGGGTAAAGCCTGTCGCCGTAAGCCGGACTAAACAGGGCTACCTTGAACTTCATCTTTGTCTTGAAGCCATAAAGTTCGTGTTCCTCTGCTTCCACAGGATACCAATATTCGGCTACTTCCGTAGTTCCGTATATGTTCCGCGCTGCCCTGCGGTTAATGGTGCTAATCTTCACGTCGTAGAAGATGCGCTTTATAGCCTGCAAAACGGCTGCTTCGTCTTCGCCTTCCGGGGTGCAGTTGTATGTTACCGGGTTCCCGAACGTGAAGGAAACAGCCCGGTCTCTGATAAGCCGCTGAATTGCCAAAGCTATACGCGCTACCTTCTCAATCCTAACGCCTTTTTCCGGCATTCCGTCTTCCGCGTTTACGTTCACGTTGCGGACTTGCCCGTAGTCTTCGCTGTTCGGGTCGGTTACTACCATCTTGTTTGGGCGTTTTACCGGGTCGTTAATGTCGTGCAGCTTCGGGTCTATCTGCTGGGTGTACTGCTCTGCCTTCGGCTCGCTGGTTAAGCGTCCGTTCTTCAGCTCTGCCATGATGCCGGGAAGGTCTGCGCCTTCCTTCGTGCTCTCCCTTAGAAGGTCTACAATCGTAAGGGTCTTTACTTCGTCTTCGTTCATGTCTGTATGAATTTAATTAGTTACTAAAATATTCCTGCTAAGTGCTGGGCGTTCTGCTTCCGCTTCTCTACGGTTCCCGTAAGTGCGTCCGGGGCATCGTCATGTGCGTTGCCGCCTTCTTTCTTGTATTGCGTAATAGCCTTGTAGAACTGCGGCCAAAGCAAATCCCAGCGGGTAGGCATAACGCAAAGGTTCTGTACTTCGTTGGAATGGTTGAAGATGCGAACGTCCTTATTCTCCGTTTGCGTGAAGTAGAAGAATGTCGTTTTTCGGTTGCCTATGATGCGGCAGTTCTCGCAAACCTTCCGGCCAAACCCGCGCCCGCCGTTATTGCTCTCTACGATGCATTCCTCTACCTCGTACTTGCTCAACCTCCGGGCGGTCTCGCTCTCCGTTACCTCCATCGGGGCTTGGGTATAGTAAACGTCTAATATGAAGTTGCCTATTTCCGTTTCAACGTAAATAATGCAGCATAAGAAGTCCTTACCCGTGTCGGCTGTGTCTATGTACGCCTTAATCTTCCGCTTCCGGGTAATCGGTACGGCTTCGTAGGTGCTGAACTTCCGTTCGTACATAAGCCCGGTAATAGGTCGCGGGTTCTGCATGTACTGCGTATCAAAGACAAAGGCGTTTTTCTCCCGCAGGTCGTGCAGCTCGTCTAAGGTGTGCTTAAACGGCCAAAGGGCTACTTCCTCGCCGTTCTCGTCGTGCTGAATAACGGGAAGGCTCAATACTTCCCAATCTTCCGGCTCCAGCTTTTGAAGGTAGCCGCAAAGGTCTTCTTCGTCGAGCCTTTGCATGATGATTATAATCGGGGTGTTTCGGCTGTTCACGCGGTTTCGGATGGTAGTCTCGAATTTTTGGTTTACCTTCTCGCGTACCGTCTCGCTCCGGGCATCGTCCGGCTTAATCGGGTCGTCTATGACTATCGCGCCGCCAAAGTTGCCGTCATCCACGCTGGCCAGTTCTTCCACTTCCGCGCTAAGTTCTTCTTCTTCGTCTTTGTCCACTATGCCCGCGCCAAAGCCTGTTACCTGTCCGGCTGAACTTACCGCGTACAAACCGCCGCCAGCTGACGTAAACCATTTCCGGGTGTTTATGCTGGTAGGCTTTGTTTCCGGGAACAGTCGCCTATAGCTGTCTTCCCTTAGTATTTCCTGCACTCCCCGGCTGTTGTCTCTCGCCAAATCGTCGGAATAACTGAGGTGTATAAACTTCGCCTTCGGGTTTATCGCCAATCCCATAGCTATGAAGTTCTTAACGGCCAGCTCTGTCTTTCCGTATCGGGGGGCTATGTTTATAATAAGCCGCTTGCACTCGCCGGAAAGAACCCGGTCTAACGCCTTGCCTATAGCTACATGGTGCTGGCCTACGACGAATTTACGCTTAAACTTCTGTTTGAAGAAGTAGCGCGTAAAGTTTAGAACGCTGTGCAGCGTCCACGTCTTTAGCAGGTCTATGTCTCTTACTTGCTCCATGCGCTAATAGTCCTTTTCAAGCTCTCCTATAAACTCCTTCGCTTCTTCCTTGGTAAGCGTCCGGGGTGCTACTATGTCGCTGCCGTTGGCTCCCGTCAGCTCTATACGCTGTATTGCCTTGCCGTGAAGTTTCGCCGTAAGCTTGTCTATTGTCGTAGTCTTCCCGGCGTTCATGTCGAATATGATAGCCCGTGCGTAGGTTCGTGCAAGGGCTGGGGCAGTATCGTCTGCGGCTAATAGCTTCAAGTCCGGCAAATCCATCGTTATAAGGGCTTCGTACCATTCCGTAACCTCAAAAGCGGAAATACCAAAGTATTTCTTCGCCTTCTTTTTGCCCATGATGCGCTCCCGGAACTCTTTTACTCGGTTCCGGGGTCTGCCGTTTGGGTTCCCGCTCTGTCCGGGCTGGAATTTGTACTTTTCTATATTCTCCTGGTTCGCCATTGGCTGTCGCTGTTATTTCTGTTTTTTGTCGCTGTTTCCTTCTGTCTTGAAGTTGCCTAAATATTCCGCTTTTTCTCCCGTCAGTTCCTCGTAACGCTTGCAAATAACGTCAATATAGGCGGGGTCTAACTCAACCATAAAACAGGCGCGTCCTAACTGCTCCGCAGCCATCATAGTGCTGCCGGAACCTCCGAACGTGTCTAACACTACTTCGCCGGGGCGTGTGCTGTTCTTAATAAGTCTGCCCATGAGCTTTAACGGCTTCATGGTGGGGTGGTCTGCGCTTCTTAGCGGCTTGTCTTCGTGTATGTCCGTAGTCGGCAAATCTAAGACTTTTTGCAGCAAATCCTTTAGCTCCTGTTTCGTCAAAGCGTTTAGATCTAAATCTTCGTCTTCCGTTACCGTTATCAGGTCGCGCCGGGCTACAAAGTAATGCGACGCGCCGGGCTTCCAACCGTAAAGACATGGTTCGTGCTTCCATTGGTAGTCTTGCCGTCCTAAAACTATGTTGTTCTTTACCCAGATAAGAATTTGCTTTAGTTCCCAGCCTGTGCGCTGTACTGCAAGCTTGAAGTTAAGCCCTTCCGTTCCTGCGTGCCAAATGTAGAACGCGCCGCCGGGCTTTAGGTGCTCGTTTATGTTACTGAAAGCTGAATACAGAAATTCTTGGAACTGCCCGGCTTCCATTTTGTCATTGGCTATATCCTTCTGAACTCTGTTTCCTTTGTCCGCAGCGTTAAGTGCTTCGTTCTTGCTGCTGTAGTCCACGTTATAGGGCGGGTCGGTAAGAAGCAAGTCCGCTTTTTGGTCGCCCATGAGTATGCGCAAAACCTCCGGGTCTGTGCTGTCGCCGCAAATTAGGCGGTGTCTTCCCAAACGGAAGATATCGCCTTCCTTCGCCTTTGGCTTCCCTGTGACGCTGGCCGGGTTGAAGTTGTCTTCCTCTGCTTCGTCTTCCTTAACCTCGCCGTCCATCGGTGGCAGGTCTATTCCCCAGCGGTCTAATTCCTCGGCGTTCCAAAGGTTGCCTAACGCTTCAAAATCCCATTCGCCAAAGCTGTTATTATCCTTAATCGTGACGGCTCTAAGCTGCTCCGGGGTGGCTCCGGCTGGGATAACCTTGCAAATGGCTTCCTTATAGCCTAATTCCTTCAAAGCCCGGTAGCGCATGTTACCGCCAATAATAACGTACTTCCCTTCGTGCTGGTAAACCAACACTTCGCGCAGGGATAGCATTTCGGGGTTTTCCTCTATGCTGCCCTTTAGCTTCTTGAACTTTACTACGTCAATATTCCGGGGGTTGGCTGGAACTCCCGGAATTTGCCCCTTGTTCGTTTCAAGCTGCGACAAAGGAATAATAACGCTCTGCTGTAGCTTCGCCGGGTCTACTGACTTCCCGGCTGGCCTTGCTTTCTTTTCCGCTTTCTTTTCTGCCATAGCTGAACCTTAAAAGGGTAAGTCGTAATCGATATCGTCAAAGCCGCCGCCGCTGTCGCTGCCGTTACTGCCGCCGTCGCCTTCGGCCTTCATGACGATGCCTTTTGCCGGGTTGCCGCCAAACTCCAAATAAGCGGCCAAAACCAAAGCGGCCACTACTGCAAACAAAAATAAAAAACTCGCTGTAATCATAGCCTTCTGCCTTTAATCATTAAACTTCTGTTTTGTTATGACATCCCAAAGCTGGTGATGTCTGATGTCTTTCTGTATCGTTGCGAAACGCTCCATAACCTTGCTGAAAGCGTCTTCGTAGAAGTCGTAAAGTACCGGGTTCCCTTCTATCGTGAACTGCTCTACGTTGCCGGAGCTTCTTAGGTTCGCTGAACCGCTTACTACAATCTTGTCGCCGTCGCTTGTTAGGAACTGAACTATTTTAGTATGAATACCAGCTATTGCAAGCTGGAAGCGGTCTTCTTTGTCGAGCTTCCTTCGTATAAACGGGATAAGCTGGTAACGCTCGTTTCCGTAGAAGTAAATCGAAAGAAGCATGTCTAACTGCTGAATGTAGCCCTTATCCATAAGCCGGGCTAACGCTTCTACGTTCTTTTGGTTTACTGACAGGGTGCTGATAAGCATCTTTTCTACGTGTATCTTGTGCTCCCAAATGTAGGCTGCTATAAAGTCGCCAAACACAAAGTCGCCGCTTACTATAGCGTCGTACCGGGTTCCGTTCGTAACCTTCAATTCACGCGCCATCTTTGCCGCGTTCTTGTATAGTACGGGTATTCCCGTTATCGGTGGCAGCGGGGGCGTGTAGCGCGTAGGCATTGCCCGGTCGGTTTGTTCTTCCTCCGGGGCGCGTGTGGCTTTGACCTTCGGCAAGTCTAAGCCGGAAAGGTCGAGCTTCGGGAGGTCTATGCTGCCGAAGTCCACTTTTGCCGTTTTCTTTTCTTGTTTCTTTTTCATTTCTTCTATTTTCTGCCACTTTCTGAAAGAAAAACGGGTAGCGGCTCACGCCGCCGCCCGCTCTCGCGTTCCGGGTGTTTCCCGGTTCGCTCGCTATATGGTTCGTATGTACAAAAAAATTTTTAGTCGGGTGCAAAGTTAGGGCGTTTTCGTAATACTTTAATACGGAAACGCCCTAAAATACTTCGCCAAAACTTCGCTAAAGCCCTTCAAGTGTTTTAATAAACCTTTTGTAACTTGTAGTGTATCAGCGTATTACGTTGTTAAATCCAAATAAGAAGGTTTGTTCCTGCTTGTTTTACTTGGCTGGCTTCAAATAGTCATTAACTACGGAAATAAACCCCTCTAAAGTCCGGCAGACTACGTATTTATTCCCGGCTTCCTCTGCTGCCTGTTGCCATGCCTTTTGGCTATCCCGCTGTTCGCTCCCCTTTTCTGTTGTCTTCATCTCAATACAAAGTGAAGCGTAGCCGCCGGAAGGCTTTAGCAGAATTAGGTCGGCCACTCCCGCCGTTACGCCTTCTTTCTTCATCTGCTTGGCTTCCGGGCTGTAGGTAATCACGCGCCCGGCTCTAACGATGGTTCGGTGTGTCCGTTTCCCGCCGTTTGGAACCGCGAAAAGAAGTAAGGCCAGCTTCGGGTATTGAAGCCGGAACCATGTTACGCATGATTCCTGCAAACGGCTTTCTTCGTGCCGCTGGGGTTTGCGTTCCTTGGCTCCGGCCTGTTCTGCCTGTGCTTTCTTCCAAATGTCGGCGTAGCTCATTTCTTGCCTTTCTTTTGGAGTTTCTTGGCTTTGCGCTTGCTGCCCTTCTGCTTTACGATGCCGGGCTGCTTGGCTTCTATCCCTGCTTCCTCCGCTTCTACGCGGGCGTTGGCCTTCTCTGCTATACGCTGGGCGCGTTCGGCTTGCTTAATCAGTACCGTGCGCTTTGCTGCTTCAAACACTAACGAGCCTATTAGGTCGCGTCGGCTCTTTGGCAGGTCGCTCGTTTTGTTTGCTATCTTTTGGAACTCCGGCTTTAGGTATTCCAAAGTAAGCCTTCCTTCATGCCAAAGGCGCGAAAACGGTGTAGCCTTTAGTTCTCCTACCTCGGCCTGCTTTTTCTTGTAGCTGGCCTTATAGTCTTCAATCACTCCCAAAAGCTGGGTGTCAAACTTCGGGTCTTCAATCGTACCCGGTGCTATTACTACGTTGCTGTTCATAATTGTTTGATGTTAAAAATTAAATGCTAATTCAAGTTGTACAGGCTCTAAGAACTCCCACTTTGAACCCTTCGGGATGTTGGTGTCTATTCTCCACTTGCTGCAAGGGCGCGAGTCCGCTGGCTTCTTCTTGCTGTAGTCTACGCCTACGTACTCCCTGCCGTCTGCCGTCCTATATGTCTTCTGCGCTTCAAACGGGCACACAATCGTATCGCCGGAAGGGTGGAACTCAAAGGCTAAATGATGCCAGCAATTATAGCAGCATTTGTGGGTAAACCTGTACGGCTTCTTACTCATAGTTTTCCCTGTTTAGTAGTTCTTCGTCAAAGCCAAACCCCGGAAGGGTGGGGTTCTGCTTTTTGTACTGCTCACGGGCTAAGATGTCGCGTACCCGCTTAATCTCCGCGTCTAACTCGGCTTCGAGTCGTTTGCTCTGCTCTAAATAGTCCTGCTTCTGCCTATAGGCTGCAGCCGGGGTCTTGAAGTAGGCTTTTTGCGCGTCTCTCATCTGCGCCGTAAGGTTGAAAAATGCTTTAGCGTCCATCGATTCCGGGTGTAAGGTTCGTTACTTCGTCTATTGCTTTTTGGAACTTTCCGAAGGAGGCTATCTCTTTGCCCCTTCCTCTTGCTTTCAGCTCTACTTTGTAGGCTTCGTAAAGCTCACGCAGGAGCTTTCTGTAATTACTCTGTGCCATAATTATCTGCTTGTTTGAGTTAATGTAAAACGCTAACGTAGTCTTCGGGCTTCTCTATCTGCCCTATAATCTCTATTTCTCGCTGGCTCTTTGTGTTCATCCACTCATACGGAAGTATGCCGAAGAAAAACAAATCCAGCCTTTCGTCGTAGGTTACTGCGCCTTCAAGGTTTCCCACTTTGACTATATCGCCTTCGCGTATCTCGCGCCCGTTGATGTCGTAGTAGCCTGTAGAACGCCTTTTCTGTGCCATAAGCTGTTAATATCTGAATGTCGTAAAGTGAATAACTGCAAATACCATCGTAAGCTCTGACGGCTCGATAACCTCGTTGCCCTTTGTTAGTGCTACCTGCTGGGCGTATTCGTCGAATACCGGGTTAAACCATTCCTTGAAGTCTTCAAGCGATAAGCCGTCGTTCTTGGCTACAAACTCCACGTCGTAGGGTTCGCCGTCTATCCTGGCTTCGTAGTCGTAAGCTGGCCGGGGCTGGTAAAGTCCGGGTTCTACTTCCACGTATTCGGGTTCGTCGAGTTTCTTACGTGTCATTACAAGCTGCTGAACGTCTATTAGGCTGGCGGCTATGTCTAATATCGGTTCCTGCGTACTGCCCTTTTGGTAAGGCTTTCCGCTCCATTGGCGTAGGCTCAGAATACCCTGCCGCTTCTTTAACGTCTCTATCCGGGTCTTCCAATAGTCGTAATTACATCGGCATGTGTGCCGCTTGGTTCCTGTCAGTACCTTCTCCCGGAACTCTGTAGGCTCCCCGGCTTTCGGGTGCTGGGGAAAGAAGGTTTTACTTAACATTACGTTCATGTCTCAATCTGTTGTTAGTTCGTTCTCTATGTAATCTTCACAAATGCGCCAAACGCCAGCCTTTAACCTGCTTCTAAATATGCAGACTTCCGGCTTAACACAATCCTTGCACCTAACAAAGCCTTGGGCGTTCTTTGCCTTCCGTGTGCGCCGTTCTAACTCGTCGCGCAGGTCTTCGTCTGAAAACTTGCTTAGTGGGTTCTTACTCATCCTTCAGTGCTCTTAGGTGGTGTAACAATCGGGCAGCTGGTAAAATCTTCTTGAAGGCTTTAACGGTGTGCCAGAAGATAAAGCCCTTAACCTGTACTACGTAGCGGGTAATCTTTATTATGTCGCTCCCGTCGTGAGCCGGGAATGGGTAGCCCTCGTTAAGCGGGTCGCCTACCAGCGTTTCTTCCTTGATAACTCTGTATTCGTCCATAGCTCTCCGGGTTAGAATGGTAAATCGTCGTTTGTACCTCCTTCCTGCTGGCTTGGCTGTGCCGGGGCTGGCTGCTGCGCCGGGGCGTTCGTGTTGGTCGCGCTGGTTCCGGGTGCTGCTGCCTGCTGCTGGTTTTGGTCGCGCTTGCCGCCGGGTAATAGCTGAACCTCACGGGCGAGGCAGTTTACGCCTACCTGCCATTGGCCGTTGCCGTCTTGGTATTGCTTGAAGCTCAGTTCGCCCCGGACAAATACGGGCGTTCCCTTCTTTAGGTACTGAACTAAACCGCTCTCTCCGGGCTTTAGAACGCTTACCCATGTCGTGCGCTCTGTCTCTACGCCCTGCTGGTTCTTGAACTTCTCGGAATGGGCTACGTTAAAAGCCGTGTACTTCTTCCCGTTGAAATCCTTTACTTGGGCATCGTTGCCGATGTTGCCGATAATCTCTGCTACTAACATAATCTTTGGTTTTTAATTTGACTTTTGTTATTTAACTCTTGAACTTTCGCCTTTATCTGTGCTTCAATCCCAGCGGCTTTCTCTCTGTATGCCGAAATCTTGGCCTTGAACTTGAGTACTATTTCGTCGCTGGCTTCGTCGAAAAACATGTTTCCGGCTTGGCTGTCTATATATTCCTGTAGCCTGTTGGCTGTTATTGTTGTGTTCGCCTTCGCTGACGTTAGGGAGCTTATAAGGGAACCAAAGCCGTAGTCTAACCCGGTTGTCTTATCGTAGAAGCTGAATATTCGGCTAACGCCGTCCTTTGGGTTCTTACAAATAAGTTTCGCTTCCCGCCAGCTTATTACCCAGCTGTAACGCCAAAACATTTCCCTTGGAATGTCGTAACGGTATAGTTCTTCGTCTGTCCTTTTATTGCGAAGGCTTACTATTACGTAGGGCGTTACCTGCTGCTCCTTTTCTGCCTTGTCGTAGGCTTTGGCGAGTGCCATCCAATCGCTTACGCTTTCCTGTTTTGCTGCCATTGACTTGTTGCTTTAGAATTTTTCGACTATTGCTTCAAAATCTCTTAATCCTATTTCTCCCCGGTTAAGCTGGGCTAAGAGGTTGCGCCCGTAAGCTACGCCTTCGTTGTATATCTTGTTACGCTCCCGGTTTAGTTGTTCTTCAACCTGTTGGGGGATTCGGTTCCTTTCGTGCATTGTTTCTTCAAACTCTGCTTTGAGGTCTTTTAGTAGTTCTTTTATGGCTTCTGCCATATACTTTGGTATTTTATACCTTCTTTCGTTATTCCCAAATTGTGGTAATAAATCTATCCAACTATTTGCTACAGCGGCTTCATTGCTTATAGCTGACAAAAATTTATAGAAGGCTTCGTTACCTTTTGGGTTTCGACATGCGTTTACGTGCAAAGTTACGTTTACATACTCGGTTGCCTTTTCTTTTTCTGCTTTTAGTTGCCGCCCTAAAGCTAACAAATCTTGACAATCGTAACAAAGCCCGTCTTTTCTGTGGCGTGTTACTTCTGTTCCCGGTCTGCCACATCCGGGGCATGGTTCTTTACCGTCGTAATACTTCAAACTCATATTGCTGTTATCTTTATGCTTGTTCCGTGCTGAGTTTCTTGCTCAACATCGTTGCAACCTTTTCGGCTGCTTTTCTGAACTCGCGGTTATACTTGTATTCGTTATCGTATCGGCGAAGATAGTAGCCTATGGAGCTTTCGTCGTGCCGTGTCTCGCTGGCTATCTGCTGGGTGTTGTCGCCGTCTTTCTTGCTGTGGTGTGCATAGATCATGCGAGCGTAGACGTGCCAGCGGTTCCGGCTGTCTCTCGAAATAAGCCGGAAGGGTACGCCCATCGCGGCTTCTATCGCGTCTTTTATATCCCTGTGCCTTGGCTCTACTTCGTAATAGACGGGAAGGCGTAGCCCGGTGGCTATTCTGTGTTCCAAAGTTGCCCCTTCGCTGTGCTCCCAATTCGGAAGCATGTAAACGGCTTCGCACTTCATAAGCTCCTGAATGTCGGCCTTAACTATCGTCTGCCATATTTCTTCTTCGGTGTGCGTTGCCGGGTCTATAAGCTCCGGGGCTATGCCTTCCGCTATGGTAAGCGGGTTTACTACTTCGTAGCCTTTGGCCTTTAGCTGGTTCTCAGCTCCGTAGAACAGGGCTTCGTAAACTTCCCTTTGCAGCCCTGTAATCTGTCCGCTGATGTAAATAATCGTTTTCTTCTGCTCCATATCTTCTCTTTGGTTATCTATAGCTTCGGTTATCAAAGCTTAATAGGTCGAACATTTCCCGGAAACGGTCGGCTATGCGGTCGCCGTATCGCTTAACTATATCGTCTTCGTACAGGTTGGATGTAATGACTGTGTAAAGCATTCGGTCGTAGCGGCTGTAGATGATGTCCGTGAACGGGCTAACCTCGTTTCCCCAAACCTTGACGCTTGGCGGCTCCGTGCCTACGTCGTCTATGTGCAACAGCTCCGTAGTCTTGTAAAGCTTCATGCGCCCTTCTTCCTCCTTCTTGGCTTCCTCTGCAAGCTGGAGGGCTGAAACGGTAATAACGCCCTTCCTGTCTTCGTACCTGTATTCGTTGCCGTAAAGCATGTTTATTAGCTGAGCTGCTGCCTTGGCCATCGTTGTCTTCCCGCTGCCTATGTTGCCGTACAGGAATAAGCCGGGTTTCGCGGTGCTGCCTATAAGCCACTTCGCTACGCTGGCTATGTGGCTGGCGGTGGCTTCGTCCTCTTGGAACCTCCTACCGCGTCGCTCTACTTCGTGGGCGTAGCAAGCTTTAAGCATTTCGGGTACGTCTGCCGCGTAATGCCGTGCGTCGATGCTAAATCGTACTGCGACGGGTACGCGGTTCTGTAGTATCGCCTTGAACCGTTGAAGGTCTACCCGTGGCGTTGCCGCCTGTTGCTGCTGTTCCTGTGCCATAATTGTTCCTTGGTGCTATTCCGTTACGTTCCCATGTCCTTACGCAAGCCTTCCAATCCTTTAGGGGCTTGCCCTGCTTGCCCTGTACCCAGCCATTAGCCGTATAGAAGTCTACAAACTCCTGCCCGTCTATGCCGTTTTCGCGCTCCCGGCAGTATGCTTCTACTTCCTCTACGGTTGGCGGCGTGAAGGTCTTAGCCTTACCTCTTCCGGGTGCTGGTGTTTCTTCCCCTGCATCCCTTTCTTCACTATCTATTATATTATTATTTTCATATTCATTTTCATATTCAGTATTTGCTTTGTTTTTGCTTTCGTTTTTGCTTTCTACTTTGCTTTTTGTTTTGCTTTTTGAAGGTTCGTAAGCCTTTGTAGGTCTGCCGCCTAAAGTGCCGTTAATACTGCGCTTTTCGCTTATTTCGCCGTCTTTTACCATACGACGCTGGTAAAGCTCTTCGCCGTCTATCGTAATAACTCGCTCTTCGGCTAACTCGCTTAAACCTGCTGCTATTTCGTGAAGTTCAAAAGGCATGTTCCTTTGCAAACGCTTAGCAAATGGAATAATTTTGCTTTCGGTTTTGCTTTCGGTTTTGCTTTCAATTAGCTTTTTTAACTCTGAAATCTCGGTTTCCGTAAGTCTGTCTTTAGGGCGTAGTACCAGCTTTCCGTAGGTCTCGGACTTGTGCAAAAAGCAAAGCAAGAAAATATATACACCTACAGCCGCCGGGCTGCAACCTGTCAGCCTTTCGTCGCCCGTGAAGTCTTGGACGTAAAGGGGAAGGTAAGGTAATTTTCTTAACGCTGCCATAATTCTACGGTTTTAAGCCGCCGGGCTTGCTGGTTAGCCATGCCCGGCGGCTGGTTAATACTACTTCTCAATAATCACGATGCCGGGGCAAAGCTCACGAATGGCCGTAACCTGTTCGTCTATCACTTTGTCGCGCAGGTCTTCCAACAGCTGGCAGGCTCCGGGGCTTACAAGCGAAAGCGTTACGTCTCGCCCGTCTATGCTGGCGTAAAGCTCTACTTCTAAGTTCTCGGCTGGCATACCCTTGAAAATAGGAAGGCAAACCGTAAAAGCGTCGGGCAGGTTGCTCTGTACTATTGCGCTGTAGTTATCCTTGAAGCTGCCGTTTTCGTTGCGCTGCTTCTCGATGCTGCTCTCTACCTTGGCGTTGAAGTTCTTTAGCTTGGTTACAAGCTCCATGTTCTTTTCCTTATCCGGGAAAAATGCGCGGTTCATCTTGAAGAACTCGCCCAGCTTTATAGGTGTCCATCCCTTTGCCGCGTTAATTCCGAACTCGACAAACTTAGGATGGAAGGAAAGCGTACCTTCCACCTGTCCGCGTGTGTATTCGTCATTCTCGTTGAAAATAAGGACAATCTTAACGTGTTCGCGGTCTACCAGCACATGGGCGCGTTTCTCGTTGAATTGGTCGCTTTCCTTGCTGCGCTGTGTAAGGAACTCAACCGGGGAACCAATCACGCCGGAAAGGTTAATCTTAACCGGGGCTTTGGGGTCTAATACCTGCGGGGCTTCGCCTTCGCGGATAATCACTTCTGCCGTACTTGTACCTTCGGGCAGGTTTACTACTACTTTCTTGTCTTCGCTTTCCATAAATGCGTTCTTTTAATTGGTTAATAACTATTTGTCTTCTGTTCCCGTCTTCCGAATAACTTGGAACATGGTAGTTTGAAGTTCCTCGCTGTATGCCGGGCGGCTCTCTATCAAATCGCCGTTAGCGTTGTAGAAGCCTACTTCACGGGCTTCCGCGTCTATGAACTTGTAGCAGTCTTCCTCTACCAGCTCGGCCTTCTTCTTCAGCTCGCCTAAAACTCGCTTCTTACGCTCTACAAGCGGCTTTAACTTTTCGGCGTACTCCTTCTTAATCTCCTTTAGTTCTTCTTCGATGTCGTTAATCGAAATGCAGGTCTCTGATAAGCTTTCCTTCTTCTTTAGAAGTTCCTCCGGGGTAAAGTGGCGCATGTACTCCTTCTTCTCTACCGCGTCGGCGTTGTCGGCTAAGAACTGCCTACGTTCTTCGCCCTGCTGAAAGTCTTTTCCTAATTCTCTTTTCATTTTCTTAAAATTTTAATTCTGTTTGTATCGGGTTCTTTGCGTCGGCGTAAAGCATTCGCCTTTGCCTTGCTATACTAAGCCTTACGGCCTTTATCGCTTCCTCGCGCCCTCTTAGGCTGTCTTCGTAGTCCATAAGCTCTGCTTCGCTGGTTGCTAAGTAGTAGCCTTCGGAAGTAGCCACTAAGCCGGGCAGCAGGTCGTTCGTGCGAATGTGGTTTATTATCTTCCTCAACCTCGCAGCGTCTATCTTATAGCCGTGCTGCTTCAAGCGTCCGATAATATAGCCGTTCGTTACTGCGTTCCGCTTCCCCTGCTTATCCTTCAATCCGGCCAGAATGACGGGAAGTAAAACCCGCAGTTCGTAGTCGTTTAGGGGGCTGGTCTCGTTGCTAAATCCTTTTATCATATTAGAATGGGCTTTTATTGAAGTTCAACAATAAGCCGGGTACGGCTACGGTGGTAGTCTTTCCTGTGGCCTTGGCTATGCCTTCCCGGAAGGCTTTAGCGTCGCCGTTATCCCGGCTTGTGTGTATCAGTACGATGTTGTTTACAGCCGTCAGGTCGTTAGCCTTTAGAAGCTGGAGGCATGTCGTATAGCTTAGATGGCTGTGCCTTACTCTCCTGTAGCGTGCTGCGTCTATCTTCCCGGCTATTAGGTTCGCTTCGAGCCTTTCTTGGTCGTAGTTGCACTCAATCAGAATGTTACTAAGCCCTGCAAACCTATTCTTAACGTAAAAGGTATCGGTAGCGAACAGGATGCCGCCTGTCTCTTGGTGCCAAACGTAGAAGCCTACGGGTTCGTTCGCGTCGTGCTGGGTAGGGAACGGAATTACCCGGAACCCTCCTAACGTAATGGCTTGATAGCCCTGTTCCCGGTTGCCCTGTAAGGCTGTCGGCTCGAAGTCCGTGCGCTCCATGTAGCGTCGTGCGCCTTCTATGGTTCCGGCTGTCGCGTAGACGGGTAGCCCGTACTTCAAAACCTCGCCGATGTGTCCGGCGTGGTCGCCGTGTTCGTGGGTAATCAGTACGCCCTGCACCTTGCTAACGTCGTAGTCAAAAGCTGGCAAAACCTTCTTAAAGCTTATCCCGGCTTCAAGCAGGAGGGTTTCGCCCTCGTTCCGTAGAACGTAGGCGTTACCCTCTGAACTGCTACCTATAACCTTCAATTCCATTTAGAAGCCGGGTAATTTGTCAGACTTAGCGTTACTACGTCCGCGTCCTGCTGTTGCCTGTACGGGTGCGGGCTGGGGCTGTGCCGGGGCTGGCTGCTGCGCTTGCTGTGGCTGGGGTGCTGCTTCTTGCTGTGCTCCTACGCCAATAGTCGCGCCAGTGTTGGCCTGCTCCTTGATTTCTTCGGCTTCCGCGTCTACGATGCGGCTGCTGTCTTCGTCAGCGTCGCCAAAGTCGCAGCCCGTAATATATTCGTACAGGGCTTTTTTGGCTCTGCGCTCTGCCTTTCCGCGTAGTTGGTCGGGGCTGCTGTAGTTGTCTTTCTTGACGGTTGCCACAATCGAAAAGCCGTTCTTCTCGCCGTTGTACTGATACGTAATCTTGCAGGGTATCTCTGCAAAGCCTTGGGTTTGGCTCTTGTCGTAGCTGACATCGATAAAATACTTAACGCCCAGCTTTCTAAGCAAAGCCGTGTAGCCCTCCTTTGTCGGGTACATGCGTTCGGCTATGATATTGAACTGGTTGCCGGTTGGAAGAAGGCCAATAGCCACAGCGTCTATTACCGCGTCGCGTACTACCTCAACCGAATACAAAGGCTTCACTTCTCCCCGGCTGTTCGGTCGCCCGTTCCTGTCGGTAAGGAACCCTATTTTTGTATTCATGAGTGGCATGAATACGGTTTCCATTACTTCCTGGGTTAGTGCCTTTCTAAGCAGGCTTACTACGTTCACGGCTGTAAATGCCGCTCCGAAATTGTTTACAATCTGCAGACCCTGTGCTTCCTTACATGCAAGCTCGAAGGTTTCCTTTGCGGCTACTACGGTAGCCGGAAGGGTGTTAGTTGTTTGGGTGTTTGTTTCCATAATGCTAAGTTATTTAAGTATGTCTAAAATGTCCTTAATTTCCTTCGCGCCTTCCTCGAAAATCCTGTAAAACTTGTTGCGAAGGATGGCTTTCTTGATGATAGGCTGGCTTCTCTCCTGCTTCAAGAAGTTAGCCAAACCGCGTGAGAGGTTGTTTTCGCTGCCTACTACTGCTAAGGTAGTACCAAATCCTGCGTCGCCGTCTTTGTCCTTTGCGTTGTCCTGTACGGCAATAAGAATGATAGCGCGGTTGTCTGAGTCTGCTTCCGCCAAAGGCTGAATTTCGCTT